CTTCTAACATTAACCGCTTTTCTTCTAAGTAAGTCTTAGCAAACGCAGGGTCGTGTTGTACAATGCTACGGCTGTTGCTGATTAAATCAGCTAACTTAACAGTCTGAGCTTCGGCAGGTGCCGCCGCACTGTGCTCACGGTCTATGGCCTTGCGAACAGCACGATTGCCATCTTCGGGCTTTGAAACGTCGGTCAACCAACCAACTAAGGTAGCAATATCGATGCCAAAAGCCATGTGAATGTCAGTGAATGTGCAACCAGTATCTTCCACAACATCATGCAACCAAGCAGCCGCAACCATATCAGGAGTACTACCGGGAACACCGGCCACGATCTTAGCAACTTCGGCAGGATGAACGATGTAGGGTTCGTTGGTGTACTTGCGCCTCTGACCCACAGCCGCATGAGCAGCCATAGCATAGACTTGTGCCTTGCGGACGATGTCCATTCCGCTTTGGTCCATTGTAAAATCTTCCATGCTGCTCTCCTTGTTAATAAGTGTATATTATAGCATGGATTTACCATGCTGTCAACCGGAAGTTTTTAGCACGTTCTGGATGACTATTTCTAATACTTTATGCTTACGCAAGCTCATAAACTTTGTGAACTTGGCTTCTATGATTTCTTGCACATATTCATCATGATAAGGCACAGTAGCAACATCTTCATAAGGCTCTTCATTTTCGTCAAGTGCAATGAACTTGAGTGTTACTATGCCCTGTTCGGGCTCTTTAAACAGTTTTACAAGTTTGTTGAACATGCAAATATTTAGTGATGACCTTTAATCTTGCCTGTTAGTGCGTCCGAAATAGCACGTTCCATTTCTACTACAATATAGCCAGTTGCATCCATGCCCATGTCACGGCATCGGAATTCTTCCATTCCACTTGTGCCACCGTGTAAGTGGCCGTGAAAATGTAATGCTCCACGGTGCATTTGATCCCATTCTGCAATTGGATAGTGAAACATAACGCACTTGTGTCCGTTATAGTTAATGTCCAAATACTTGTGAACTTCTTTGAAGGAGTTACGAAATGAAGGATCATTTAGTGTCTTGCGGTCGTGGTTGCCTTCTACTAAGATCTTATCCCCGTTACAACGGTTAATGTATTCAGCAGCCTTTTGGGCAGGTAGAAATGCAACGTCGCCTAGAATGTAAACAAGGTCGCCTGGTTCTACAATTGAATTCCATTCTGCAACCATTTGCTCATTCATATAAGTCACGTCATTGCGAAATCGCGCACGTGATTGTGGACAGAACGACATAATGTTCTTGTGCCCAAAGTGTAAATCTGAAGTGATCCATGTTCTCATTTTATTATCTCAATACGTTTCTTTTACTATGTCAAACTCTTCAGCAGGCCATTTAGCTTTAAACTCATCTGTTTTAACATACTCGTTGTATGCCTTAGCATCAAAGAACACTTTATGAAACGCTGTTTTAAAAGTGCCCTTTGGGTTGATTGTCAAATAAACCGATTTTGCTTTGCCTGCCATTGTATGCCTTTATATGATAATCATCTATTGTAACATTAAACAAAAGTTTTGTCAACTAATGTTAAGTGGCGAACCAAATTTCCTTAAAGCCTTCTTCTTCAGTAGGCATTTCAAAACTAGCAATCATGCTATAGATAACATGATCAGGAATGTCTTTGCCGGGTCGGCTAAACAAGCGGCGCATGAGTTCTTTATGCTCAGGCGTCTTAAACACCACAGCAATATGCTCGTAGTTAGGCAACATGTTGAACTTCCGCTTACGGCTTTTTACAGAAGTGCTGGTCTGATCCCAGATGATATCTCGGCCCATTTCTCGAGCCGCCACTACTTCCTTGGCCATTAGATCCACAGCAGTAGGCATAAAATCTACAAACACCTCGGAGTAGGTTCGACCTACTTCCTTAGCATAAATTTCAACCCACTTGTCTGTGCTAACACGAGCACATGTTAGAGCCCAGTCTTGTGCCTCTACCCAAGTAGATTTGCCCGAACCAGGCACTCCGATCAATTGATAACACTTGCTCAAATATCACCGTCTCTTTCTCTTAGTCTACGTTCACGTCTTGCCATTGCAAGTGTAAACACCTTTTCGTTGTCGTTAGTCCAATCAATTACCTTTGCAGGAACAATTAACCCAGAATCGAGCGTCACACCGTTGATAGTGTGAGGCTCGTTCTCATCATAAGTCCAACCCAAGTGCTTCATCATACGATGCTTGACCAATAGATTAGGACTACGGAAAACCTCAGTGTCGTTAAATCCCATCATAACGCCAACTTCGCAAACTGCGCCACTACGGCACACACCTGCCACACAATGTACAATGACATTCATACGATTGTCTAGTGCATGTTGTAACAGGCGGACCAGTTCAGCGGCCTGCTCGTGGCTGCAACGCATTTCTTCTTCAAGTGCAAAATCTTTTTCTTCAATGTCCAAAAATTGGAATTGATGAACTTCCTTGAACTTGTACAGGGGAGTAGGGAAGTCACCGGGCGGATCCACAATTTGAATCAGCATGGCGTTCTCGCCTGGGTTAATGTGATGACCTCTTTTGATGTCGCTCAGTGCAACGTTTTGAATCCACGGCATAATTGCCTCCTATTAAAATTCAGCTCTGGTAACTAATCGTTCTGCAATCTCTCTTGCAAACAGAGCCGCTGTTTTGTTTACATCTTCCTTGTGACCACGCACACGGTGAATCATCATCCATGTATCGGCCTGGCCTTCCATCATGTTGGCAAACTCTGACCATGTAAAGTTTGGACCACGATACTTCGGATTACAGAACATTGCAAACTGTCCTGCTACATTTGCGTAGCATACATTGGCAATCTCCATAGACTTTTTATCACTAATACTCATTCTTCAACTCCGAAATGTTCTTTAACATAAAAATCATATTTTGGATCATAAAGTTCCATTGCTCGTAAAATAGCATCGGACTCTGATTCATCTTTTCTTAAATATGTCACCAAAATTTCTTGTCCAAATTCTTCTGGCCAATCTGATTCAAAGAATACTGCTTTCATTCTTTACTCCGATCGTTAATATCGCGCTTCTGTGCTTGGCGTTCTGATTTCCAGAATACTCGTTTCCAATCTTTCAAATGCTTCCACCATTGTGGAGCAGGTGTAAGTTGTCCTTGATGTTTATGAGCCATAAGTTCCCCATTTACGTATGCATAATGTAATAGACAATCCCCCTACTATTACAAATAGTAAGAATCCAAAAATGCAGTATGCAATTGTTTCCATTATTCGATTGCTTTCCTAAGAACAATTTCTTGTTTAGCAAACGCATCCAATTCCCAAGGCATGTCCAAATACTTTGTTTTCTTGCTGTATCGTTTGCCCATCCAAACTCGTTCGTTGTTGGGTAAAAATTTCATCATACCTTTGGCAAGCTGCCGCACATGAACCATTTCGTGTGCCAACGTTAATGCTATATTTAACAAATTAATTTTGGTAATTCGTCGAGCAGGTTTAATCAACACAAGGTAACAATCAGCAAACTCCATATTAAAAGTTGCACCTTCCATGCCATCTAATTGATCATTAGTGACTTTAACCAACACTGCTTTTCTGCTGTTAGTTAGTCCCAACTGCTCAATTATTGAAGGCATAATAGCGTCCAAAAACTTTTGTACTTTAGTACTATTAGCTTCAACTTGATATTCCATTGCATTGCTCCTTACTATGTGTTTATTATAGCATACTTTTACCAGTTTGTCAAGTCAGTAAATAATAGTATGAGCAAGCCCAAAACCCATTTTCAAGAAAAGCTAGAGGAAATTGACGAACTGCTCGGGTATTATACGCAGGACACTAAAGGAAAAACTCTAGCGGCCCAACGGGGATTGCTGTCGGGCTGGCTTGCTAGAATTGCGGCAACGGATTATATTGTATCAAATGAGCTTAACGAGAGACTGTACTTGGCTAGGAAGGGGCGCTCATCTTCAAAAGATACATAGTAACTTCCGGTCCGTCGACTTTGACCAAATCCTGAGGATATTTTCTGCCACCTGTGTACCAAGAACCATTGCGTCCAGATTCATAAACTGTAACCATTTTGGGATTAAGTTTCTTAACTGTGCCGAACTCAAGACTATTTCGATCAGGATAGCAAACAGCATCTCCTACTGCCAGTACTCTCCCAAGTTTATCCTTATGTTGAGGAACTTCTTTTGTCATACACGCTCTTTTTTAACTCGGCCAATGCGGCTAGCTTTGTTCCAATCATAGGCAACACCATCTGGGCACTTGCCGTCCTTAATTGAGTCTACACCAAACATACCAACAATTTCAAAATCTGGGCCAGTGATGGTCACAAATTCATTCATCACTTTGGCTGTGTGCATTGCTTCATCCAATGTCATTACATCAAATGTTATTGTTTTACTTTTTACCGTATACATGTATCTATTATACTTTCTTTTTGTGAATCAGTCAAGAGAAAGCCTCACCGTGCAACTATGTTGTAGCGGGTGAGGCCATGTTGTTAGTGGGGAGAGATTTTTGTGTCAGGAACTCTCCCCAAAACCCCGTGAGCGCAGCCCATCCTGTTTTCGCGTCAGCGGAGCCGGAATATGGTTACAGGTCCGGCCTATCTTGTGAACTTTCGTACCAGCATTAGCCAGTAGTATTTAACTCCGCGACGGGTTGGGACCCAATCCATGTTGAAGTAAGGAGTAATTTCGTTTGGGACACTACCGTATGCTTTATCAAGTGTTTCTTTTACATTCATGTCTACTCCTTTGTTATAACAGGTTCTCATTTTATGTGCTACCACTACACCAACACCGCTGACCAAGCAGTGCCCAGGATTCGAACCTGGCCCGTCTTTTTTACAGAAAGATTTTAATAAGATTGCTGAAAAGAACCTAAATGGTCAAACCATTTGTTATATTGTAGATTTTATCAGTTTATTGTTCTACAACCTCACGACGCCATGGCAGCTA